TCTCAATATTCTTCTAGGTGATAATATTTATCTATCTGAATATCAAGCAGATAGTCAAACCGGTGTTGTTCAGCGATATAAAAAATTGTATGCCTTTGAAGATTTAAAGGGTGCTTGGTCTGTATGCCCGTATTCAGCAGTTGTTGATGATCATGATATTGGTGTTAATGATGTATCGTTGGGTGGACCAAGTTTGAATTTATTAAAAAGAATTTTTGCATCCATGTGGGCAAACAATAATGAAAATAATATATCTTCACTGATGTGGTCCTTTTTCCGTTATGATTTGTCGTTTATTGGATTAGATTGCAGAAGCTTTTCAACCGAACCAGGGAATCCTACATCAACCATTTTAGGAAAGGATCAACTTCAATGGCTTCGACAAACTTTGTATACGATAAAGAAATTATACAACAATTCTTTCATTTTTATTAATACAGGAATACCTTTTATTCGTCCACGCAGCGTTTATTTTAGTAATTATCCTAATGATCAAAAAGCAATTATTGATATGATTATAGAATTTAATTTAAAAAATGTAATTTTCCTGACCGGAAGTGCTCATTTCAGTGATATCTCTAAATGGGAAATTGGACATGGTATAGTGATTACGGAATTCATAAACTCTCCAATGAGTACAATTCCTCGTGATGCTGAAGAATATAAAAAATTTCCTCCCAATCCCTTTCTAGTACCAGATACATTATTGCTAAATACGAACAACTTTGGAACGATAAGTGTTAAAGGTGATTATGACCGTCGAAACCTTGAATATAAAGTTATTCAACCGGACGGCTCAATTGCGTATACTTATCTTATGGAGCAACAAGTATGATTTCTAATCAAATAAAATGACATCGTAATGTGGTACAGAATCCCTTCCAGATAAATAAAGAATAATAATATTTGGAGCAGTACTATTTAATAATGTAATGTTATCATCATCTTCATTAACAACAATCACACAAAGATTATAGGCTTCTGCTAAAACTAAAAGTTCCGGCATATCACCATAAGTTGATCGTTTACTCATTTTTTCAATATAATCTTCTAGATCGTGATATTGATCTTCATGTAAACCACCAAATCTTTCCCATTGGGCGCTGACTTGTTCAACTGCTTGTTGTCTAAGTCGAGCAGCAGATTGATCTTTCAAGTAAAATGCAATAGCAGAAAACATGCACGAGCCATTAGGAGTTATTTTTTTAATTTTCCATTCTCCTTCTAAAGCGTTTCCAATTATTTGATTGGCTTTTCTTAATCGCTGCCTTTGTTGTGTTTGTTTTTGAAATTGTTGTCTCAAAAATGCTGATATTACACTATTTGGTTGAGGTTTTGGTCCTTTAGGGGTTTTGGTTGCAATCTTGATACCTCTATTTGTTTTTCGTGCTGATACAGCTTTTGATAATTTTATACCCTTCTTGGCTTTAGGTTTGGGAGCTGTGAGTGCCTTGGGTGCTTTGGGTGCTTTAGAAGCCTTGGGAGCTGTGAGTGCCTTGGGTGCTTTGGGTGCTTTGGATGCTTTGGGTGCTTTGGGAACTTTAGGAGCCTTGGGAGCTGTGGGTGCTGTGAGAGCTGTGGGCGCTTTAAGATCTAGGTAAAATTCTTGAATTGCATTTATAATCATTGAACGGTGCGTATCGTCCAAATCTTGCTGTTGAGATATTATTCTTTGAGCTTGTTGTACATTTCCGCGCTGTAATTGGTCAAATGCTGAACTAAGTAAATTGATAGATTTTTGCATTTATTAACAGAATTTTAAAAATTATTTAAGGATTCGAAAATAAATAATAGAGGAATCTAAAATTTCTCGATTGGGGGTTTAGCTCAGTCCTTACAAGGCGCTAAATCCCTCCAGAATGGGGGTTTAGCTCAGTGGTATGAGCGTGTGATTCCAGTCCACAAGGTCAGCGGTTCGATCCCGCTAACCCTCAAATTTTTACTTATAGTAAAAATTTACAAGTCAAGTTGAAAACTAGTATTCGTTAGCCATTTTTAAATAATTATTGGTATCTTCTTGTGCTTCAATTTCATAGGTTTCCATAGGCAGATTTTTTAGTTTTTGAAAATTTTCCTGCAAGTCTTGTTCATCTTTATCTAAATGATTCATTATTGATAATCGAAGGATGGAAATAAAAACAACCTTTTTAGCATTTTGTAAATCATCTTGAATTTGAGACAGTTGCTTGAATGAGTGGTAGTAGGAAACATTTGCATCTTGATTTATTTTGGCCAAGTATGTTTTTCCCCAAGGACCACCACATAAATTAATAAGTGATCCTGAAGGTTGTGTATCCAGCCATTGTAAAAATCGTAATTGCCAAGGTCGATATTCCATTTTTATAATGTCATTTTATGCTTTAAACTTGTTTTTGAGCTACAACAAGTCGTTTAGTTGATGTACATCCAAAAAATGCGGATTAATTTTTTGCCGAAAGACTTGTTGTATCATCAGTTTATCTTTTATTGACACAGGTTCAAATACAGTAATATTATCAATCATGTATGAATTTTTAAATATACAGTCTTTTTGATGAAAGATTGCCATTGAAAATGAGGGATAATGGTGCAATTTGTGAAAATAGCCACTACATTTATGTTTTACAATTCCCGAAGGATTGTAGGTTTTGTAGCTGTGGATAAAAAAATAAAATTTCCCTGGTACCAATTGTGAGATTTTTACTTTTTTCATTTATTATTTGAGCGTTTTCAAAAAATTGATAATTTTTTTTATCGACGGGAATGTGTGAACAGAAACTTGCTACTAACAAACTTTTATTTTTTTGCTATGCAACAGCTGGAATGTATCTTCACAAATACAAAATCATAAATCATAGAATATTATCAAAAATAGATATTTTAAATATTGTTAGAGCGTGATATCGTTAAAACTGATAATCATTTTTATTTTTGTTTTTGTTTTTAAAAACAGTTTTAAATAATAATGTCGAGCATCAGTATATCAAGCATATATCAATCCTATCAATCATTGATTGGAAAAAAAAATCTCACAGTCAAAGGATGGGTCAGAACATTTAGAAGTCAAAAAGATATGACATTTCTATCTGTAAGCGATGGGTCAACGCTCAAACACATTCAAGTTGTATTTGATAGTAAAATCTTATCAGAGGAACAAAGTGCGAAACTAGCTTTTGGTTGCTCCGTGATTGCTTGTGGGACTTTAGTTGAAAGTCCTGTGCCTGCACAACCATTTGAATTAAGTTTATCAAGTTCCTCCGATTTGGAAATATGCGGAGGAATCATTGGAATCAGCCCATTGCCATCGAAAGGTAAAATTACCTTGGAATTTCTTCGAACAATTCCACATCTTAGACCAAGAACCAACACATTTGGTGCGATTGCTCGCATGAGACACGAGTTGGCTATGGCAACGCATGATTTTTATGGCCGAGAAAAGCATTTCATATTGGTCGCACCACCTCAAATTACACAAAACGATTGTGAAGGCGGTGGTGAAGCATTTCAAGTTACAACATTACTATCGGAAAAGACCAAAATTGCAAAGGCTTTTACAGGTGCAACAATTGATTATTCCGATGATTTTTTCAAGGCGCCTGCATATCTTACTGTCAGTGGTCAACTAGCTTTGGAGACCTATTGTTTAGCGCTTGGTGGTGTTTATTGCTATCAATCAGCTTTCAGGGCTGATCCCTCACAAACTTCTAGACATGTAGCCGAATTTACAATGTTGGAAGTCGAAATTCCTTTTGCTGATTTATCCGACAACATGGATTTAGCAGAAGAATATATTAAATTTTGCATTCAGCATTTGATGCAAAAGTGTTTCATCGATATGCAATTTTTAGATCAATTTTATTATCAAAAACGCGCAGATGCAGATAAATTCAAACCAACGCTTGTAGAATACCTTGATGATTTATTAACCATAGATTTTGCACGCATGAAGTATTCGGAAGTAATGCAAACTCTGTTAAAAGTCCAAGCAGAGGGACATAAATTTGAAGTTCCATTACCTGAACATGGCGTATTTGATTTGAAATCGGAACATGAAAGATATTTAACGGATGTGATTTTGAAAAAACCAGTTTTTGTGACCCATTACCCGAAAGATATTAAAGCTTTTTATATGAAGGAATCAAGTGAAGTAGATCCAATTCTATCAGTTTCAACTGTGGAATGTTGTGATTTATTGGTTCCAGGTATTGGTGAAGTATTAGGAGGATCATGCAGAACATCGGATTATGAGAAATTGTTGGAATCGATGAAAACTTACGGCCTAGTAAAAGCGGATGGTTCCTCAGATTTAGAGTATTATTTAGATTTACGAAAATATGGTTCGGTAGAACATTGTGGTTTTGGTATTGGGATGAGTAGATTATTGATGATGTTGACAGGAATGGAAAACATTAGAGATATGATTGAATTTCCAAGAACAATAGGGTCAATTCGATTTTAATTATTGTTGTCCAAATAACTCTTGCAAACCATATCCTCTTAATGTTTGTAATAAAGCTACATATTTGGCAATATCTTTTTTCATGTTTCTCTTTTTTGCTTCGTCTTGTTGCGCTTTATATTTTGCAACCGCTCGTTTTAACGGTACTGAACGGTTTACATCAAGCCCGCGTACTCCTTTAAAAGGAAGATTTGTTAATGTTGAATCATCGTATATAGCAAAATCATCCCCTAAGGCAGGGCTTTGAAATTGCTGTAAAGAAATAGGATCGGTTTTTTGAATTTGTTTTTTCTGTTGTTGGGTTAATTGTTTTCGAAGCTGTTGTTTGACTTGTCGTTGTTGTTGAGAGTCCCACCAAGCAAGATTCGTTTGAAAAGTTGCTAATTGTTCGACGATTGGATTTTCACTAAACTCTAGTACTAGACAGTTTGGACATTCTGGTAATTCTGTGATTTCGTTAAAGGAGCAATCTAGTTCTAAACAATTCGGTAATTCTGGTAATTCAGTGATTTCATTATGATAACAATATAAATATAAACAATTTGACAATTCTGGTAATTCTGTGATTTCATTAAAACTGCAATCTAAATCAATACAATTTTGCAAGGCAGGTAATTTAGTAATCTGATTGTGCGAACACTGTAACTTTGTACAATTTGGTAATTCCGGTAATTCTGTCAATTGATTGTACGAACAATTTAAATCAATACAATTTGGCAATGCAGGTAAAGCAACTAAATTATTGACAGAGACATATAGGTTTCTGCAAATTGGTAATTGCGGTAAAACTTCCAACCTCATATAGTTACAAATTAATTCTTCACAGTTTGGCAGAATAGTCAGCTTTTTAAACACTTGAACATTCGCTGCATCGACTGTTACTTCTTTACAATTCAATAAACTTGAAGCAATTTTGAGTTCAGCCTTTCTTACACCAACAGAATAATTGTGAATTTGTGTTACGGGAATCCTAGGCATTTTATTTTTACAAATTAAAAAATAAAATAAAAGTAATTTTTACTGATAATAAAAGTGATCGATTTGGGTAATGGAGGTATCAAGATTAAAAATGAATCTCGGAGAGGGGCCAAAATTGATTCATGATATCTCCAATAAAATAATAGTCATATAAATTATTATCCCAGCCGATATCACGTTGGTGCACAATTTGTGTATTCTTCTTTCGCTGTTTTTCATCCGCATAAATATCCATTCCCGTGGCATACTCTACTGCTTTATAAGCGTAAATTCCGGTTTTTATTACTTTATCATAAACACCATTTGCTGTTATTTTAGCATCTTGAGGTACAATAAATGTAACAAATGAATATGTTCCAGCCATCTCCGAATGCTGAGTATTTTTATAATGATAATGATTGATAAACATGAAATATTTTTTATGGTTCTTTATATTAACCACAGAACCTTTATATATCGTGCAATCAAAGAATGCTTGATTCGCTATACTAAAAGAATAAGAATAGATGGGTGCAAAACTGGCTATATCTACAGACAAAAATTGTTGTAAATACATATTCATACCTTGAATCAAGTTTGTTATATTTTCTAAATAATCCTTGGATGATTTAATTTGACTAAATGCTAGTAAAGTAGGCATAGTCCATTGCTGATTTTTTGAAAAAGACTGGACATTTTGAATTAACATTTTATTATTAAAAAAGCATTTAAAAGAAGAACTACAAAGGCTTAGTAAATCAAATACAGCGTCTTTTTGGATTCTGCTATTTAAAGCATGTGCATCTTTGTCTGTAATTTCTGGACAATATTCAAATTCATGATCTATTGTTAATGAATCAAAGACACTATATAAATATTTTTGTAATTCAAAATGAACAAATGTCACCGTGATATAGTCAGCCCCTTTAAATAATATATCATTAGTAGAGCGACAATATCTCCATGCTCCAATTTCACTATTACTTTGATAGACATGAAAGTTGTTAATTTCATTTGTATGAATATTTTTAGACATTAATTGGACATAGTTTCTATTTTCAAATTTGTCCCCTTTGTAAACAAGATTAGCTCTGGACACTGCAACAAATTCAAAATCATCAATAACTATGGTTCGATGATGTCGTTGGAGAGCTTTAAATCGTTCGCTTTGTTGTCCAAGTTGTTTTTTGACTTGTTGCAGTTTCTTTTTTTTATAATCTTGTAACATTTTCAAATCAGAGGAACGTATATCCAAATCTTCCTTGACTTCTTCTGGAAACGATTCATACAATATTAAAGCTTTTTCATAATCTTCAATACGAATTAAAATAATAATCAATTCTTGTATGATATACTTAGTTATATTATGATCGATTCCTAATGTCTTTGAACGAACTTCAAGAGCTCGTTCCAAATAAGGAACCAAAACATTTTTTTTTTCTGGTTTAATTAAATTTAATAATTTACCTACGGGTTTTAAAAGATTATAGTCTGCATAGATTAATAATTTTTCAATCAAGGGTAACGCTTTTTCGACCTTGTTGGATACCAAATATATATTAGCCAAAAAATGAAAAGCTTTTAGAGTATATTCATCCGCTTGTCCTTTTATTTTTTGTCGATATTGAGATATTTTTTTATACATTTGCTGAACTTTTTGTAAATCTCCATTATAATATACAGCACGAGCAGTATAATTATAAATATCCATGGTGCGAGCATCATCAGGTCCATATTTTTCAGTATATTTTGCCAATAATGGTTGATATATTTCGAGGGCCTTTTCCGTTCCAATTTCGCTTTCTTTATCTAAGAAAAAGGTATGAGCTAGAGATAATTTAAACATATCTGAATTTGGGTCTGAATTATCCATGACAATTTTATATAAATCAATAGCTTCAGAATGATCCCTTGGAGTGCCCAATTCTTGTAATGATTTTGCCATTTTATAATAAATTTCTATTGTTTTTTGGTCTGTTTTTCCATAATACTTTTTAAATACCTTGACGATATTATCATATAATTCTACTGCACTAGGAAAATCTTTATTATCAAAAAAATCATCAGCCATTTTTAATTGTTGTAATGTTTGTTTAGGAAGTTCTTTTTTTTGTTGTTGAATTCTCATTAATCTTTGAAAAGCATCTTGGAAAGTTTGGTTTTGCATTTTTTATTTATAAAAAAAAAATAAATCAAAGACTTGTCGGTGCAGTTCCCATCATAATTGGGCTTGTTATCTTTTTCCAGAGCAATACAGGTATTTACAATTTGGTAAGCCTGGTAAAACTTGTAATTCTTGATAAATACACACTAATTCTTCGCAATTTGGTAGGATTCTCAACTTTTTAAATACAGCTACATTATCTACATCGACTATTATCTTTTTACGATTCAATAAGTTAGTCATTCGTGATTCAACCTCTGTAACACCAACAGAATAATTGGTGAATTTGTGTTACGGGAATTCTAGGCATTTTATTTTTCCAAAATTTAAAAATAAAATTACAATTAATTATTGTTGACCAAATAATTCTTCAAGACCATAACCTTTCAACATTTGTAGCAAAGCGACATACTTGGCAATATCCTTCTTCATATGAGCTTTTTTAACTTGATCTTGTTGTGCTTTATATTTTTGTACCGCTTGTTTTAATGGTAAATTGCGTGTCACATTTAGTCCTCGCAAACCTTTAAAGGGAAGAATAAATAATGTTGAATCATCGTAAATTGCAAAATCATTCCCTAAAGCAGGACTTTGAAATTGCTGTAATGAAATAGGATCGGTTTTTTGAATTTGTTTTTTCTGTTGTTGGGTTAATTGTTTTTGGAGCTGTTGTTTGACTTGTCGTTGTTGTTGAGAATCCCACCAAGTACGATTCGTTTGGTAATGTGGTATCTGTAAAATAGCGTTGTGATGAATAATTGGATCAGGGCAATTAGGTAATGCTGGTATAACTGTTATTTGATTATAGGAGCAGTTTAACTCTTCAACTACTAGTAACGCAGGTAATTCTGTTATTTGATTATAAGAACAATCTAACTGTAAACATTGTGGTAACGCAGGTAATTCTGTTATTTGATTATAAGAACAATCTAACTGTAAACATTGTGGTAACGCAGGTAATTCTGTTAATTGATTATAGGAGCAGTCTAAGGTTTCACATTGTGGTAACACAGGTAATTCTGTTAAATTATTATTATTGCACCATAACTTCGAACATCGTGGTAACGTGGGTAATTCTGTTAATTGATTATAGGAGCAGTCTAGTACACTACATTGTGGTAATGCGGGTAATTCTGTTAATTGATTATTAGAGCACCCTAAGTATGAACATTGTGGTAATGCTGGTAATTCTGTTAATTGATTATCATAGCAGTCTAAATCTATACATTGTGGTAACGCAGGTAATTCTGTTAATTGATTATTGGAGCAGTCTAATTCTTGACATACTGGTAATTGCGGTAAAAATTCCAATTCCTGATTGTCACAAGTTAATTTTTCACAGTTTGGCAGAATAGTCAGCTTTTTAAACACTTGAACATTATCTGCATCGACTGTTACATTTTTACGATTCAATAAACTTTGAGCAATTGGAATTTCAACAGCAGTAATACCAACAGAATAGTTGTGAATTTGTCGTTTAGGTATATCAGGCATTTTATTTTTCCAAAATTTAAAAATAAAATTTACATTAATTTTGCCAACACTTTGAATTTGGTCTTTTCAATTTCATGCTTGGTTACCGTAACATTGGAGTATCCACACACTCGAATCAACATATTTTCAAAAGTCGTGACCAAAATAAACGATTGTTGATTTTGCCTATCAAAGGGATTGACTTTGGCTTTAAACAGCGAGTCGATCGATTCAATAAAGAATAGGTAGGATTTTATCTTGATTGGTTTTTCGCCTTCAATCCCACAAAAAAATTCGAATTGGTCCGCCTCAGAATAATCAGAAAACTTTACCAACCAATCACTGTCAACAACCACAGTTTTATTTTTGGTTGGAAATAATTCATTGACCCATTGTCGAGTTGATTCATTATCTGTTTTCAAATATTCCAAAATGTGTAGCCATTGTTCTTTATAATGTTTACATTGTTCATCTTGTATGCTTTCCAACTCGTCGCGCGTGTCTTTAATTTTTTGATCCAAATACAAACTGTTATACACAGCATCATTTTCGAGGTGAGAATTTGAATACCAAGTCGTTTTGTCCGATTTCCATTTTAATTTAAACTGCTGGACACCTAGGCCAATTTTATCCAAAAAGGTAAATAACCAATCCTCTCGTTTTGTTTTTGAGACGGCTAATGTTAATAATGCCAAGACATATTCGTGTATCATGTTTTCTATTTAGCAAAAACTATTTTTAAATTAACTTAAAAGAGTGTAAATGTTTATAAAAATGCATTCTCTAGTTTCCCCTTCTGATCGTAAAAATATGCCTTATGCACCTAAAAATGTAGAGGAACCATTAAACGCCGACCAAATTCAAGCCGCTATGGAAGTCAAATCCAAAAACATTACATTTGCGCAAGTCGATCGTTATTATGCCGATCCTTATCAACCCAATCAAAAAATTGCCCTTGTTTCTTTTGTTCCCTCATCAGGCGCCAAACCTGATAAAGACAACATTTACGGAATGATGAAAGTTCGTGGTGTCTATGCTACCGAAGAAGAGGCCAATGAGCGCGCCGAATTTCTCATTCGCAATGTCGATTCTTATCACGAGGTCTATCACGCCTATGTTGGAAGACCATTCCCAGTCACTACTTCGGAAGGTTTTGCCAATGAGGTCAAAAAGATTGATATTCGTCAAAAGACGACCGATGTCATTAGTGAGGATATTCTCAACAAGAAAAAAGCTGAAAGAGGCGAAGTAGAGGATATCAAGGAGCGTGAAAAGGCGCTTTTAGACGAATCAAAACGAGCCCAAGCGGGTGAACCCAAAGATATCTTTGACGAGTACATTACCGAAAATGTCAAGAGAGCTCAATTGGTATGGACATTCCACGAAACCAAGACCAAGATGGAACAAATGAAGGATTCGTTTGACAAGGCGACTGCCCGTATCAAGGAAATTGATGATAAAGAGCCTGAATTTGTCAATAAATACAAGGATAAATATATGCAAGCTCGTCGTGAATCAGGTATTCCCGATGACAATACTTCTTTTATTCAATATTTGGGACTTGATCTTGCCGCATCGATCGAGAATGCACCCGAGTACATTAAAAAGTAAAAGTTGATGTATTTTATTAATTTTATAAAATTAATAACGAAAATGCGCGATTACAATGTTAGAATTATACCCGATAGAAGTGAAAATGAGGAAAAATTGTGTCGATATTGTCATTTGTCAAAATTAGATGAAAATATTCCCACCATTTTTAACATTACTTCTCTGGAGGATTTGCAAAATTTTTTAAAAGAAAATCAATATTCAAAGTTGAATGAATATCATCCCCATGGATACACTTTTGTGCACAAATTATTTTGGAATTTTGGCCGCGAACGATTTGCACACCGTAATTTTAGTGTCGCACACGAATCACAGAGGATGATCTTTTATTTATTGGAAAATTATAGTCAAGAGTTTAAACAATCTTGTGGGCTAGGTCTTAGCAGCGATGTGGGAAATACCCCACTCCATGATTATATAATGAACATATCGTTTATGAAAAAGGATGATGTTTTATTTATTGAATATTTGAATCAATTTGATCTGGATTACTCCATCAAGGATTCAAATGGCTACACTTTTTTGGATTATGTAAAATTTAAAACTCTACCCTATTCGATCAAAAATATAATACAAAATAAACAATACATCTTGAAAGGAATTGAAAAAAAAGTTATTGCAAGCCTTATGGAGCAGTATAAGGAAAAATTTCACAATTGCGAGAAATGTAGAAAAATAATAAATCTTTATCGCGACATTGATAGTATTGATTGTGTAGATGAATGTTTTCTAAAAGAAATTGAAGAAATTATTGAATATCGACAAGAACTGAATGATATTTATAAAAAAAATTCCTTTAATGATCCAAAAACTTTGGAGAGTCACCAGTTGGTCGTTGAAATTTGGAAAAGAAAATTGTTTTTAGGAAGTCCAACCGTATAAATTGTTATAGTATTGGAAAGAAGGTACCATGGTTTGAGCTTGACCGACAAAGGCATCCAAGGCTTTTTCGTTCAATTTGAAATATTTTTCAATGATGGAATCTTTAATTTGATTTTCAATTCCATTTTCTTTATTTTTATAGGCCAAATAAATACGACCAATGACATCCATACAAACCAATGGATTTTCAAGCATTTTTTGAACTAGAGGATCACTATCAATAAGCTTGGCATTACCCAAATCTTTGACAAAGGAATACACTGCTACTTCATTGTTGTAAATTTCAATAAAGGGTGAATTAGCAACATTACTATCAAATTGAGTAATAGTAGGTTTTTGTCCCGGGACAAAGATAAATTTGCGATAACAAGTATTTCGTAACAAATCTTGACCAATAGTTGGTTTCACATTATAATAGTTTTTTGCATTATTATATGCAGCGACATCAATAACACCCATATTGGGCCAATAAGTGTCTTGATTGAGATCGACATAAGCTTGACAATATCCATCCCATTCCTTCATACAACGACCTGACATGAAGGCCATACAGCTTGCATTTTGATTCGAATAGAGCATACCGGCGGAGGAAGAACCGTGAACAAATTGACTGTTTAATGATGGCACAAGACAATAGGTTAAAGGATTTGATGCATTAAGGGGGTTTTTGATGTTGGGATTGAGAGCGCTTCCAAATTCTTTAAAAGTTGCATATTTTTTGGACATCTTTTAATGCATACAAAATTATTTTTTAACGAGACTTAAAAAATGCAATTCTTATTTTTTTAAATTTCAAAAAATATTTCATGAATACTATAATTTTGAATATACTACTATTTTGTAGTTTGGCACATGCTTGGCAGCCTCTCATCAATGTTTGGAAGGATGGGAAATTTAAACACAAGAAACTTTTACCTGAAGGAAGAATACAATTTGTTAATGCCAAGAAGCAAGAAGGTTTATTTGGATTTTTTCACAGTACATCCAAACAAGTTGTTATTCATGAACGTACTAAAGGAAAATACAATACAAAGGCATGGACTTTGCAATATTCAACCGAATTTATACAGGATTTAGATTTTGATTATTGGAATAATAATACTCATATAATTACAACTTGTTATGACAAAAAAAGACAAAAAAATGTCGTTTACCTCAATAATAAATCATTGTTTTCAAATGATTGTACAATTACGAAGACCTTGTTACAAAGTTCCGACGAAGAACTAAAAGCAATCATTGTTTGTGGGAACGGGGAAATACATCTTTATAATCAAACCGAATGTTTGGAGAGTTTTCATTCGAGTTGCACCAATCATCCAATTATTCATGTTCAACATTTGCATAATTATTTATTTTTGATGGATTCGATTGGTACTACTAGTGTTTTTTGTCTTGATCAGTTACAAGTTGTTTGTCAATTTGAGTTAAATGTATCCGATGCGGTCAAAAGTTTTAATGTATACGTCGCTGGACCTGATGAATATTATTTCTTTGTAGGTCTATTGAATAAAAAAGTACAATTAATCAAATTGGATGCAGAAAAAAAACAAGAACTAATTTTTGAAAAATCTCTAGCTTGCAATATATTAAAAGTTTATAATGATGCGTATAAATGTTTTATTGCTTGTGAAGATTCTTCAATCGTTTGTTTAAATAAATCTGGATTACAATGGTTTCGTTATCCTAAAATGATTAATACCAATAATTTTTATAATTGGTATATATCTCATCGATATTTACTTTTAGATGGAAATGACTTTGCAATACACGAGGTTCCACTTCCTACACCGCCCAAATCTGAAAGCAACAAATTTTCCTATTTAAAATTTCTAATGCAAAATCCAGTTTTTAATATGACGCAGTTAAAGTCTAATTATAGTTTTCCATTGCAGGATAATTCAACAAACCAAGGTTCCACTGATTAATATAATCTTCCCAAAAGTCAATGACTTGCAACATTTTACAGAAATTAGGACGGTAAGATACTTCATTATTAATTTCATTATGAACAAAATTAAATTGTTCTTTATAATATAGTTTATAAGACTTGTATATTTCGTAATTTGCAATACCCGCTTCTAATTTAGCAAAATCAAATTCAATATGATAGGGTAAAACATATAAAGATATTAAAGCGCTTGGCAAAAAACTTACTCGTTTTTGACACAAAATAAGATAGCTTGAATATTCATAAACATGCTTGTCTATTTTTATCATCTTCATATCAAAATTCATTATTTCATGTGTGGTTCCAAACTGTGAAGATCTTTCAATTGTATAATTTGTATTGTGGTATAAAAACTTGCTAATAGTCGATCGATAACCATCTAATGAGTAAATAGCAATTGTATCCACTAACAATGAATTTTTAACATGATAAAGTGAATTGTATTGAAATAAAGAATCTTTAATACATCTCCAATTTAAATCAGCATTAATCAAACTTAAACAGTTTTCAAACATGTAATACCATATCCTAAATGTTTTAAAATTTAGATTAAAATGGGAAGAAAAATATAAAGGTTTCGGACACAAAAACAACGATATAAAAATGGACATGAGAATGCATAATTCATCTTTTTCCTTGAAATTTCGCTCCAATTTGGTCAAATTTGAAAATGAATTCTTGGAATCTTTATGATAAATAAATGCTACATTTTGAGTTTCTAACAAATTGATTAAAGTTATCGCTAATGTAATAAGAATATCTGTAGTTTCATCCCCTGGATTTTTAAATACTTTCCAAAGTAAAGTAGAGCAATTTACTTCCAACGGACAAGTAATGCAAAAATTGACAAACTTGTCATCCTCAATGATTCGCTTCTCTTTCAAGATATCCATTGCATTCTTCACCTCGTTTCCAAGTATTTCAAGAGGATTCATATTAAACATTTTTAATCGTAAACAAGGTTTTTCCCAAGCATAATTTGGTTGTCGATGAAATGGTAGCAAATTGTAGTTTTCCTCTGAACAAAGTCGAATCACTTCACCAGGGCAAGTTCTTCCTGTTCTACCAGCTCTTTGAATTAAAGAAGATTGATCACACCAATTCAGGACAAGCATATTACCGTCATACTGATAGGATACACATAGATCGACAACTAAAGATACATTTGGAATCGTAACTGCAGTTTCTAAAATATTCGTACAAAATAATATAAAATTCGTATTTGCATCATAAATAATTTTTTCTGTATGCGCAAATGCTTCATCATTCAAATTTCCATACAAGACTACACTATTCGTAATTCCTTTTAATTTAAACTGTTTCTTATACTTTTCACATTGGTCGTGGGAACTTAAAAACACAATAATTCTTTTATGAAATAATGGATACATTATTGGAACATTATGTAATATCCAATTTGTAGTTTCAGGATATAATTGAAATTGTGGGTCATTATTTTCGAGGATTGAATTGACATTGATATACTTGATTTTAATTGGATATTTGGTTTTTCTGTCTAAAGATAGATATTCAATACTGGGAAAGTAACTTTTGAACTTTTCTTTATCCAAGGTAGCGGATATTAAAATAATTCGTTTATCGTGCCGTAAATTTTTAAGAGTTCGTAATAATGTTTCATAATCACGAGAAACATAATGTGCTTCGTCAATAACAACGGTTTGAATCGTTTCCCGATTTTTTATAAAAAATTCAAGACCCTGGTTGGGGTTATAAATACTCAAATTATTCTTTAATAAATTTCTTTTTAGTCTAGAAATGGAGTGTTGATTGGGAAAAATCATCAAAGTTCGTCCAAAGATTTGTTGATGACTTTGGAGAACCGATAAAATACCTTGAGTTTTTCCACATCCTGTAGGACCTTCCAAACCAATGATGTTAAATTGCAAATTTGAAAGCAACAGATCCTGCATTATTATAATAATCTGATATTTTAAAGCTATTGTTCACTTTTTAAATTTTTTTTCTAGCAATAAAATGTCAAAAATATTTTATATTCCGACTGCCATCGTTGTTGGTCTAATTGCTTCTTATATTGGTACTATACATTGTCATTGCAAACTGCCAAAGTTAACACAAAATTTGAATGCTGCACAACTTGGCTTGTACCAAAATGCTAGACAACGCCGACTATATTATTTTATAACTGGAATCGTCATTGCCATTATTGGAGCAATTTTATTTCTTTGCTTCTCTTCAAGTATTTTATATCATCGAATCATGAATGCTTTAATAATTTTGTTGCTTACACCAATGATTGTTTACACACTTTTTCCCAAATCACCCTACATGTTACAACAGTCAAATATTAATAATGAAGAAACGCATAATTGGTTTAATGTTTATGTATGTATGAAAAATGGAATGATTTATGGATTTTGCATTGGTTTTATTGCAGCATTAATTGTCTTGGCTATTTTACAGGTATCCATCAAAAATTGAAATCGATTAATTTTTTTTCAAAAAAATCAAAATGAAGCTTTTATTTAAACACCCTGAATTGGTTCCCCTATTTGGTATTTTTTCGACCGCCCTGGTTGGATGCACAGGCTTTGGAGTTTATAAACTTTTTTGGGATAAAAGTGTTTTCGTCTCCAAACAAAAGCGACAGGAAATTCTCAAAAACTGATCTTTTGATTTCTTTTAATACCTTTTTGACAACTCGAAGAATCTTTATAAAAACTGACTTTTATAAATCTTTTAATTTTGTCAAGAAACAGGTCAAATGTCACTTCCCATTTATGAACAATTCAATTTTTTGGCACCCGTCGAGTTTCATCAACTTGAAAAATCCATACCAAAAGACGGTTGGAAGGAAGCCGTTGTCTACAACCAACATCTTCAAAGGGAAGTTGTTGCCAAAACGACTCGTCACGCCATCAAAATGCACGAACGACGCAAGCAAGTTATTAAGGATATCAAGAATCTCGTTATGCCAAAATTGCTTGACTGGCTGAAGCAACAAGCTGGTTTTCAATACATTTGGTTTCGATATTCTCATACGCAATGGATTCAATATAATGAGGGAATGTTTTTCAAACCCCATCAAGACTTTGAAAAATACATTTGTGATCATTTGATTCCCTATGTAGCTTTGATTGGTTTGGTAGATACAGCAGCAGGTGGAGAAACAATCGTAAATGGGGAGACCTACAGAGCAAGCGCTTGTGAAAATGGTCTTTTGTTTTTTCCCGCAAATAGCATACACGAAGGCAAAGTCGTGACGCGAGGTGTTAAAAAGTGTCTCAAGCTAGAATTTTTTATATTGTTTTCTCAAGAAATTGAAAAACCGCTCGTGGTAGAAACTGATAATCATCAATGGAAATCATATTGGAGCAAGGACCAGCTTGACTTGGTCTACAATTATATGAGTTCACATTCTAGCTTTACAGGAGATTCCAGCAAAATTGAAGTGTCTTCCGAAATGGCCATGATAATTCAAAATGCAATGCTTGCGATTCAGGATCCTAAAAAAACTCCAGAGGATTTTGGATGCATTTTTCCAGAACATAGTCCTTCTTGTTTACACGATATTTTCCACGGTTTTCATTGGATTCATCGTCCTGGTCCCTATAAATTTTACATTGGAACAGATTCGCAGGCTTGGGAATATTTCAACACTTGGGAAAAACTACCTGCAAATATTTATCCTGTAGTATGTTTATGGTCGTCCTCCAAAGACGAGGACCAATACAACTTGAAGCTCGTGTATGATAGAAATGGAAAATTACTGGTAAATGTACAGCCGCGTAGTGGATTTTGGTATTCTGGTCCGATAGTCAATAAAACGAAATCAAGATTTTATGCGGACTATAAAAGTATTCAGACCAACATACTCAATTATTTTATTTCAAGTACTGATTTGGAGACGCTGAGTCCAGTAAAATACAATCTCAAATCGGGAGTGGAAAGGATGTATCCTACAATAGAAAGGTCTATGCTCAAAAGTTTGAAACCTACTAATTTTATAAAACCATTTTATCGATCGGGTAGAATAACAGAATCTCATTTTGAAATGTGTAACGATGAGGAAAGTGGAGGACATTACGAGTCGGAACAGGTTTATTTGTCATTTAAAATTCAAATACGATGGTGCTTGTTGGAAATTTAAAAAATGAAACTTTTTTTTTACGATTAATAGGATACTATTAACGAATGGAACAATTAGTAGATTTTATTAAAAGAAATATCCAAAAGACAAAATTAAATGGTTACGGCTGGTCATATACAGTTGATTTAAAAAACTCTTGCATCTCTTCGGAGCAATATAATCTTCATAGCGCTGTTTTTAGTGGTGAAGGCACTTTGCAAGAGCTGATAAAAGTGAGTGTAAATTATTACATTACAAATGCTCAACAACTTCAAACTCGTTTCAAAATATTTCGGGGTATTGAAAATGCAATTCAACATGTTTGGAATTTTCCTTCCAAATACAAGATTTGTCTAGATTGCTGCAATTTAGTAAAGATTGAGAAGGAATGTGACCAATGTATTTTCTATAAAACTTTTCAACTTGAAAAGGGAAAGAAGGAAACATGCGGAATTTGTCAAGAAGAAACTTTTAGAACAATACTACCTTGCAAACATTACTTTCACAGGGCTTGTTTGTTAAAAATGGATCCTGATAATTTAAAATGTCCATTATGTAGACATCCAATGAGCGAGGATATGGTTTTGGATCTATTCGAAACGCCTGATTCAGACGATGAAGATTATAATGCTACAATTATTAGCGATGACGAGGACTGTTGTTAAATTTTTTATGCAAAAATTATTGAAAAAAAAAAAATTCTCTTAATAGTAGACAAAAAAAATGTACTTTGAACTAAACGAAAAAAATTTGGCTTCAGTCTACAAAAACGCTTCTACTTATGGTTCCAACTCTGGATCCGATGCTGGTGATATTCAACCAGTAGAAAATACTAAACAAGTTTCCGCTCAAGTCTTTACCATTGTTAATTCTGAAAACTCGGTTTCAGAGGCTAGTGATATTGTACCAGTTGAAAATACCGGAGAAATAGCTTCTGATTTACAATCTTTCAGTCAGGATGTGATTAATCTTAGCTCGATTCAAGCTTCCAACAATCAAATTCATTCTTTTGTAGTTAATCTCGAAAAATCAGTATCCGAAGTTTTATCCAACATTAAGGATTATATTGAAAATACCAATGAAAAATTGGAAATGATCAAAAAGCAAGTACCTAGTGATGTCGATGCTTATAAAGCAAAAGTATCTAAATATGTATCTTAGATGTTTATATTTTTTATTCATTGAATAAAAATCATTTTCTCCTTCTTAAAAGGTTTTTTATGTCATCAGTGTATTATGCAAATTAAAATAATTTAATGTTTAAATCTTTGTCCTGATTCATTAACTGAAAAATGGTTTGTTGTAAATCTTTGTGTGTCAATATATTCATATACGGTTGAGTAAATCCACACCCCGATTTTGCACATGCCCAAGTCTTTGTATTATTAGAGTAGCGCTGAAATATCACATCGATACTTTGGGTTCCAGATTCATTTTTATTCATTGTCCGAACTACAATAAATGGTCTATTATGACTATCGACACCCGTCATTAGTGGATAAGATATGTGGCGCGGATATATTCTATCGATATAACCAGTAATTCCTAAATAATCCTCATTCCAAGGTAATTCAACGGCTTTTAATAAACTTTTGAGTGAAAAAATATGGATAACATCGCTTGGAAATATATCCTTAATATACTGAATACGATCTTTGATTTTAGTCATTTGATGGCGTGATAGCTTTATTGCAAATGATAATTGTATGACTTCCAAAGTAGTTAAATAGTCACATATTTCGTCCCAAACTTGCATAATAATTGCACTTTAGGATATGACAATGTAAATTATTTGTAATTCATTTTTTCTTCGCAACATTACAAATCAATCAAATGTATTCGAAAGGCGCCTGTAATAATGTTATAATCAGTTAATCGATATTGTTTTCCATTTTTAATTTCTACGATATAAATAACATGACGACTATTTTTTTGTACATAGGTTATTTTTCTAGGTGAAAAATTGACTTTTTTCCAGTCGGATGTGTTTTCCAAAAAACGAAAAAGTTTTTGCGCAACAAGTGTCTTAAAATGAGAAATACATTCATCGTAAATGATTCGAAATGTAGAATCATATTCATAAATGCAACTTTTAATGTCATTGGGCAAATCAAACATTTTAGTTTAATTTATTATATTATTTAATTGAAAAATAATTGGGAAGGCATGCACGGGACACAAGATTTTACCATTTCAATTGGCGCTTGAATCATAGAGGAACGGTGTGGGTTTACTATTGTTTGGTAGTTATGCCAACCCTCTGGAACTTTGACAGGATAAAATTTTGTGCTTAAACAAATGTACCCTTTTTCAATGGGATACCATTTATTACTTACATTAAAGTTATTTGAGTCCGAAAAACTTAATTCCAAACATCCAATTTGCTTGTGTAGCGTTATATCATCGTGGTCAAACATTTTGATGGAGAGTGTCAAATCGCCAACATTTTGAATAACAAATTGAAAACTTTCATTCCATGTCGGTGCAAGGGTGTTCCGAACCATTATAGTTTTAAAAAGAGCAATTTCACCATTGTAAATTATGCAATAAGGATCACTCATACCATTAAAATTTACCGGTAAAATATCTTTTGCCTTTTGTATAATAACTTCCAATACACCGTGACTAAAATCTTTGGAATCTGGACAACAAGTGACAAGTTCCATCTCCAAATTTAATTTGATATTGGAAAATAATTCAATGGAAGTTTCTTTGGATTTTAATGGAAGTGGGATAATTGTTTTTTTAATGGTAGATTGTAATAACTTGTTATAAATGTTGATAAATACAATATCAATATTCATATTATCATCGATAATAATTGGGTAAATATAGTCTTTTTGTAAAATCGAATTAAAAGCAGATATATTAGAGTGTAATTTGATTCCCAAATTAGATAAATTGTTATTAGTTATGCTCTTTACTTTGACAAGCAACACACCAGAAAACTTGAATGGTTTATTTTCTTCAGGGCTTAGCACTTGTATTATTTTACGCGCTGGATATAATAATTGTTTATTCATTTCCTTGTTGATGAGCTCAGAAATAATTTGAGCGATTCCTGGTATATTCATTAAATTTACTTTTAATGGCACAAGGTCGAAACTTAATACAGGCTTTTCTAAAAAGGTAAGCAAGCAAGTTTGTACATGTGGATATTCCGGAACTAAATCTAATTCAACCCGAAGCTTTCCTCTAAAAAATACCTCACTGATGGCAAATGGTAAATAATTAATATTCAACACAAAATCCAAATCTGGGGCAATGAATCCTAGCACACAATCCAATACAATTCGATTATTATCAGAAGTCAAAACGCGAGAAGAAATAATGTGAGGTGCATTTTTACCAAATGTGATTGTCCCTAGTTCAATCTTTTGTATCAATTTATTTTTCATCGTGCTCAAAAGAGGCGCACTTTCTTTTCTAATGTTTTCACATAAGGTTGCTTCATAAAAAATCCAAAATTTTTTCAAAATTATATTCAACCACTCTGCTGATTCATCTTTTACAATACCCCCAAGAGCAAATTGCTCTCCTTGGATGAATTGTCTTGTTTTCATTTTTTCCGAATAATATCTCCAAAAAGCAATTAATCCAAATGTATAGATAAACCAAATGACAGGCTTTGCATTGATTTTTAACAAAAAAAGAGCTGGAATCAAGTAATAGTAATTCATTGTTTTTTATAAACAAAAAAAAATAAGAACATGACAATAAGAAAAAGTTGCAATTTTTTGTCCGTTTCAATGTTTGAAATATTACAATCATTTCATTCTTAAAAATGATATTATAAAACTTGAATAATTCAAAAACAATTATGGACGATTTTTTTGACAATATTCGATTAAAAAATATCCAAGCTGTTGAAGATTTTATGCAAAAGAATCCACAAGCCATTCATCAAAAAAGAAACAACTATGACACACTTCAATATGCAATATTGTGGTGTGATTCGAAAACAAAAAAATTTGAAATGTTGCAACTTTTGATTGATTACGGTGCAGACATTGATAGTTTCTATACAGATGGACATAATGAATATTCACCACTTAAAAGAGCATTGTTTAAAGATAATGAACAATTAGTATTATTTTTATTACAACGAGGTGCTAATCCTAATCAATTATTTGGAGAGTATTTCAAGACGACTTGCATGCACTATTGTGCTAAAAATGGTAATTATGATGTGCTATGTTTATTAATGCAATACGGTGGAGATATCAATGTAATAGACGGTTATGGAAATAATATATTGCACATTATTTGTTTTCATTATATATTTTTTACATCTCCGAATAAAATTGAATGGCTCATACTGAAAGGATTAAATGTTCAGTACAAAAATTTTGATGGTAAAACACCATTAGATTTTGCAAAAGGAAATGGTAGTTATTTCATTATACAACAAAGCGTAAAAAACGCTATTGCAAAAGCGAGGACAATAAAACAAAAATTTCCACAGGATATTATGCAACTGCTACAAACATTTTATTGAAAAATGAATTTATTATAAATTTTGTAATAAATTCCAAATGATACCACAATTACCGGGCCATATTTGGTCGGAAATTTTTAGTATTGATACGACCTATAGAGAACATTTTACAAATAATGTCTTACCATATATACATCATTATAAAGTTTATATTCAACGATCAAATTTTTTCTTGATTATTGATACCATTGCCAATGAAACAATTGTCACCGATCATCTAGAAAAGCCATCTTACATTTCAATTAATCATAATTTATCTCAATCAAATTCCTGTAAACCGAAACTCGTCTTGACAAAAAATCAAATTGAAAAAATCATTTATTACAATTTTACAAATCCATTGCAATAATTTCTTTTACTGTTTCTGCACTTAGCTTGGGTGTTCGTGCATAATTCTCAAAATTGACATGCACGATTCCAAAAGTTTCATTGTACCCTGAAGACCATTCAAAATTATCCAAAAACGACCATATAAAAAATCCCAAAATATTGTCTATTCCATTACGAGTACATTCCAACACTTGTTCAATATATCCTGAAAGATAATGAACTCTTTCAAGATCTAAAATGGAATCATTACGCTGACTAAATCCACATTCGGTGATTAGGATTGGAAATTGAACATGATAATAATCATGCAAATAATACATCAATTCGGAAATTCCTCGTGGTGCATCATAAAGCCAAGTAGATTGTGCAGGAAACCAATCTGGACTGGTACTAGTTTGGCCTAGTTCATTGACAATATAGGTTGTATAGTGATTGATTCCTAAAAATGTGTAAGAATCTTTTAATAATTCTTTTTCGTGTGCAGAAAATGGTTTTGTTTGTCCGCGCAAAGACTCTGGATAACTTCCATATAAAATGGGTTCCAAAAAGAGGCCCAAAGAATCATCCATCATGAATTTTGCATGATAAGAACTTTGTTTGTTCATTGGTTCCATCCAATTGGAATTTAATACGATACCGATTTGTCCATCATAGTGATGTTTATAATAATTTCCAACAACGGCATGGGCTAGCAATTGATTATGAGCAGAAATAAATCGATTTTCATTGGAACACTTTCCAGGTGCAAAATTACACACTGGACCATATCCTTGATTGGACGTTGTCAATGGTTCGTTTATGGTCATCCAATGTTTGACCTTGTGTCCATATTCTTTAAACATTAATTTACTATATTCTAAAAATAGCGGGACAATACTTTCATGTAGCCAGCCGTTGTATTGAGTATCAATGTATTGAGGTAGGTCCCAATGATAGAGTGTCACATACGGTGTAATTTTATATTTGGCACATTCATCGAGGACTGCATGATAAAAATCAATACCTTCTTGATCGACTTCTCCCCACGAAAAAGGCATTATCCGAGTCCAAGATATGGAAAGCCGAAAATCCTTAAATCCAAGCTGATTCATTAATGCAATATCACTTTTGTATGTTGCAAAAAAGTTGGTAGCATTTCCGACGGGATGTAGATGATGTGTTGCAGTATAATTATCCCATATAGATTCGCCTTTATTCCAACCTTCTATTTGGTAACTGGAGGTTGCGGTTCCGATAAAGAACTTCTCTCCATTGGATAGTGTTGACATAAAAAGAATTAGGATTGTACTAAAAATCATTTTATAACGAGACCAAAATTTTTAAATAAGAATCAAAAAAAAAAGTAAATATAATAAAATTATGATTCAAATCGATATTTTCGTCATTCGGAAAACAACATAGAACAGATATTCAAACGCCTACCTTATATGGTGGAGGCGGTGGTGGTGCTGGACAAGCCACTGGCGGTACTGGTAAGGCAGGAGCAGGTAACGGAGGAGTTAGTGGTTCTAGCCCTAGCAAAGGGGGAGATGCTTCTGCTACTTCAGGAAGTGGTGGAGGTGGGTGTGGGTATACAACTAGTGTAATTGGTGGTTATAGTGGTGGTAAAGGTGGATCTGGTATTGTTATATTTGCTTGGCAAAGTTGATCAATCAGAAAATGAGAATTTTGAATACCTAACTTCTAAAGGCAGTAAGGCTGGATGGACTAGAATTCGTCCATTATCTTTCGAATATTTGTATCCAAAATAAAAAGATTTGATCCTGCTTGTTTGTACCAAATTCTTGGATATTTCAACATTTTTGAATATTTTCCACCAGGCGCTCCATTCGCAACATTTGACATCCACGACTCATCGCTTTTGCGATAATCAACTCCAGTTTTAAAATCCTCCAAACTAACTCCCATCTCTGAATCATACAAAAATCGAAGCATCTTGCCTAATAGATTGTCGGTTAAATCGACCCACTTTGCAATCAACTTTTTGTTGATAACAATATGGTCATATGATTCTTTTGCGTCTTGCAAATTCAAATGCTGATTAAATTCTTCCAAACTCATTCCTGTATCTTCTTCTGCTACTGTTGTAATGGTACCACAGAAATCGTTGCTTTTACTCATTTTCTTTCTAGGAATCTTATCGCGCAAAAATTTTTCTTCACTAATTTGTTCACGCAGAGTTTCTCCATTTTGCTCCAAACGAGAAAATATGTCTTCTTGCAATTTGAAGCCTCGATAAATGTTTTCATAAACAGTCTTTTCTATATAACAAGTCAACGGAATATTATCATTGTAAATACCACATAACCGTAAGCTTTGCAACATTATCGTAATTGTCGCGTTACGGCTTGGTCGATAAAACATCTGAGTTAAATGCCATTGATAATCCGCAGAAACAATATTGATTCCACGACCGACCAAACCGTGTGCAATAATCAAAATTCGAGGAAATATTTGAGCACCACCATTTTCTTTCAAATACTGCAATACATCTTGAATCGAAGTCTTGGAAAATACATGATGATTACCGTCTTGTTTTGATTTTTTTCCACTTGCAAAAACAATATGTTTGCGACAAAGCATCGAAGAATAAAGTGTTGTAGATTCACCATTATAAGTCAATACTGTATAGTCCTGGGAATAATTTTTATGATTCGCAATTTGATATTGTAACTCTTGTTGTAGTTTTTTTAGTCGCTCCGTTTTGATCAATGTAATGCAAGGGTGACTTCCAAAAGGCGTATCATATTTATGATCTTTTAGATAGGTGCTCAAGGATTTATCCCATTTTAGAATGTTTTTGGGATATTTTTTCTTCCGTTTTGGGTCAAGCTTTTCAATAAAATTAAAGTTGATATCAAGGACTCCTTTATAGTTTTCAGGCGGTAATAATACATGATGGCTCGTAAAGTTAAACAAAGAATTATGAAAAGGTTCATATAATGTTGCACTAATTCCAAAAACATTGGAAACTTTTCCAAGCAAATTTTCCAATTGTATGCTTAATACATCTCCACTCGTATACAAAAGTTGATCAACTTCATCCACAATCAAGGTAGTTGGACCAGTTCCAGCAATATCCATACACTCGTTTAAATTTTTCAAATGTTGATGATTTGCAATCGTAAAAATGACAGTTTTTTGTAACGCTAAATCTGTGCAAAGATTATCGTGTTGTTGTAGCTCTCCATTTTTTTTGCGATGAACATTACCCGTATAATATATTTTTGGAATATATTTTCGTGTAGCAGTGTGACCTTGCTCAAATACATGATCTTGATACTTTTCCAAAAACAATTGAAAACCTTTTGACATTTGCTCATAATCTTCCGTAAAACTGCGCAAAAGAACAATTACATTATGTTCATACACCATTGTAAATAAAAGTAACAGTGCATGAATAATTGCTGATTTACCACTCTGAATTGCTCCCTTAATCAAAGCAAAATTTGTTGCATTTTTTCCATCCAAATTAAATTTGGAAAAATCTGAAATCACCTCATATAAACGAGTAAATAATTTCAAGTATAATTCTATATTCATTTTAGTTGCGAATATAAAATTTGAAAAATTGTAAATCATTTTTTTAATTTGTCTTGGACAAGGTAGATAAGAATACTTTGGAACCATCTGCTGCAAAAAATTCAAATAAAGCGGTACTATTGGATTTGAAAACAATCTGACCATAATATTGATCAAGTTGGATGGGTATCGTATTCGTTTGGGTATTATAGACACCTAAAAATTTGATTGGATTGGCACTCAAAATCGGTATTAAAATACTGATTAAAAATATAATTGTATCAGCATTACCATTGACCGAATCATCAATGGACAAATTAATCAATGCATATTGGGTTTGAATATTATATGATGCAGACGCTGTTGGAACATATTGATAAAAGTTTTGAGTATATTGAGGACTGCTATAACTTGAATATTTTGAAATATTAAAAGTATTTACTGTAGGTGTAGAAGTAATTAATACTGTATTTTGTGACATTTTTTATTAATGAAAAATTTATTATTTTATATGTAATAAAAAATGTCTGAACAAAATTTGCCTTTAATCATTGGTGGATCTGTAGCTGGTTTAATTATACTTATACTAATTATAGTTTTAGCAACTCGTAAAAGAGGACCTCCTCCGAATACGGCAAAACCAATCGCTAGTAATTCAGCACCATACGCTTTTACTCCTTCACCTCAGCAACCTGGAATGCCACAAGCACCACAAGCCCCTGGAGCACCACAAGCCCCTGGAGCACCACAAGCCCCTGGACAAACCCCCAATGCATCTCTACTACCTAGACCTTCACAAAGGCCATCTTTTCCACCGGAGCCTTCACAACGCCCCAAAGTATAAGTCGTACAAATTTTTTATTTACTATAAATAAAAAATGTTTGAATTATATATTATACTTGGAACAGCTGTTCTATTAATTATAATTGTTATAATCATTGTCATCATTACCAATAAAAGTAATCCTCCACCAAAAGCTAAATACGAACCTTCCAAATCACCAAAACTTCGAAAGATGCCTTCAAAACCTCCTCAACCTTCAATGCCTCCTGGACTTGCCTAAACTGTATATCAACATGCAACTCCCAGCAAGTACTATATACTTTAAATATTTTCGATATCGTGTTTTGTATTTTCGCTCGTTAAACCAGCACAATGTTTGTATACTATTCTCTGTTCCTGATAAAAATTTGTCTGTTTCAATTGCTCCCTTGACAACTAATCCTTCAATCGATGGATCGATTGGATAATAAGAATATGGTGTGTAATATTTGATCTTGTATAATTTAATTAATAATTGATGATGCTTTTGATCTGAAAATACTGGTAATGGAGAAGTAAAACAACCATCCAAATAATATTTTCCTCGAAATTTATAATATAAATATGGACTAACTAAAAATGGCATATTGGACGAAGCCAAAGCAGCATCGACCAAATCTTGATTATTTGAATAATTAGAAAAGACAACTTTTTTTAAACCATACCAGGTAATTTCAGTCGCAGCAATATAAACTCGGTCTGTACACATTTGATATGCATCTTCAGGTAGTAGTTGTAATAATTCTTTTCGCAACAATTTAAAATAATCTCGCTGGTAAATTAAATTATTATAGATTTCGATAATCTGATCTCCGGTTACCCCAGAAGCCATTAGAATTGAACATATTGCACCAACGCTCGAACCAGCATAGCGTTTTATTTTCATTTTACCTTCTTTTTCTAGTCTTCGTGTAATTTTGTCAGTGCCAATTACAAAAAAACCGTAAAACCCTCCAACACTAATCACAATATCAATCTCCTTCGGATAAATATACTTTTTATGTAAAAATTCATCAATCGATAAACATCGCAGTATTTGACTCTGCATTTATTAATAGTGAACAAAAAAATGATTTGCAATCATTTGTTATCAATTTTTACCAAAATGTTTGTTTGGTTGAATATGCCTTTTCATTTACAAATAAAAATAATGTCTTATCGGCCTCGTTTACACAAATTTCCTCGGTCCATTGTTTTAGGAAAACACTTGAATAACAAATATTGCAAAGTTTGTGGTGAATATATAGAAGGTCTCAAATACACTGGAGATCCTTACCCTTTGCACGCTCATACTTCTCGGTATTATTATGCTCCAAAGGAAACAAAATATCTAAAGATCAGATCTTATTATGCAACTCACTTGTACAAGAAACAGTTTCCAAGTCATCATGTCACCATAAAAAAGTATGACGAATGTTTACATGGCGATATACCATTACCCTTTGAAATAATATTTCAAAAAAAAGGACTCCAGTATTATTATAACTTTGCAGATTTTTGTAATCAAAAGAATAAAAAAATCCAGTTGATGATTGATTATCGTATGACCAATATTTTCGAAAATCCAAATTGTTGGCTATCCCATACATTTATTGAATTATTTCCTGAACTTTCATTAGACACGATTCATAATGTTCGTATGATTTATTTACCCGATACTTTTTATAATCAAAAAGATAGCGTGGAGCATGAGAAAAATATTAATATTATTCTCTCAAAAGCTGTATTGTTTAATAAAAATTACATTCGATTATTCTATCAAAGTCTATTGCAATATGAATCTGTATTTTATTCATTTTTAAAAATCGACTTGAAAAATACGATTGATAGTATGAATCTTTCATTACAAACTCCAAATTTTTTATACATCAAAGCTATTGATTTTAATATGAAAACTATTGACTATATTACAGAAAAAAAGCTAGTTTCATTATTCTCGTCTTATTCATCTTTTTTTATCAAATTGTTTGAAAAGGATGAAAATGCTACCAATTATTTTACATTATACGAACCGCTACAAGAAACTGTTGAACAAAGACAAATATTATTTGATATAAAATAATTGTAAAACTCTATAAAATAAAAATGTTGTGGAAACAAATTTTACTATTGTTAGGATTATTTAATATCGTCCCCGCCGCTCGAAATCTTCGTAGAAACTTACCAGCGACGATACAATGGAGTGTAAAGGATAATCAAGTTTTTATGGAGGATCAGCCTGTAAATTTGAAAGGTATCACTTGGAACGGATTAAATAGTGACACTTTGTCTTTTTTTGGACTGTGGAAACATTCTTTGGAATTTTACATGGACCAATTGAAAAATCAAAACTTTAATGCAATTCTTGTTCCCTTTTCTGCGGAATGGTCTTATTACCATCGAAATACAAAACCATTTCACTCCACAATCTCCAACGATTTTGAATGCATCAACAAGACTAGTATCCAAATTTTAGACCTCTTTTTTGAAAAAACGCGACGAAAAAATTTAATGGTGGTTTTAAATTTAAATCGTCTACACAAAGATTTCATGACAGATGTGTGGATTGACGAACCTGAATACCCAATTAATGTTTTTTATAATTCTTGGTTTAATTTGTTGGATATATATCACGAGTCCAAAAATCTTTTGGGAATTGATATTTTCGGTGAACCATTTGGAAGGGCGAATTTTAACCTAAATAATACATTTAATTGGGCAAATTTTGCGGAGGAATTTCTTGATGCCATTCATACTAGATATCCTTCCAATTCTTGGTTATTTTTTATCGAAGGTATTGAATACGGAACGAGTTTCAAAAATAATACCTTTCAATTCAACGGAAAGCCTTATGCAAACAGAATTGTATATACTCCTCATGTGTACGATGATCAATTTCCAGATGCGTATACTAAAAAAACATCCGTTGATGAATTGTACTTGCAATGGAATAATAATTTTGGATTTTTAGTAGATCAAAATAAATCGGTATTAATCACAAATTGTAAAAGTCGTTCCAACATTTGGTTAAACTTTTTTAGTACCTATGTTTCACAAAAAAATCTTGCCAATATTTTTTTATGGGAAGTCAATAATGACCCTACCAATGGAATATTTTATGATGATTGGCAAACTTTTGATGATTCCAAACTCTCCATTATAAATTCAATCCAACCCAATGCAACACATTTTTATATTAATGCGTTGTAAAATTGCATCATTACAATAAACACAATCGACAGCAAAAGTACATCATAGAATACAGCTTTCCAGGATACCGCATGGAACCAACGCGAAAAAAAGTTTCTAGACATTGGTGTATACAAAAAGTAAAACATGAAAGCACCGGAAATAATCAAAGTAACAATAATCACAGTAATCAATTGAAGTGCTTGACTTTCAACATGGATTAACCAAATAAACAATGAAGCAATCAACAAGTAAATTGCAATCAACACAAAATCGATGCACAAATAAGTAAATGGATTGGTATCATAATATTCTGCAACAAGTTCCTTGTTCTGTGTGATAAAATTGGGTAATCTTAGTGCATAAATGAGAACTAGTGTGCAAATGCAGAACGAAAAAATATAGGATATGAATAATTTTAGATAATTCATTTTGTTTTTATAACTAGAAAATTAAATTTTTCCACACTTTTAGAATTTCTTGGCGTTTTGGTTCCAATTTCATGCTTAACAGCCCATTATCAACCGTAAATGGTGTTTGTAATAAGAACACTTTACGCGGTATTTCATATTTTTCAATTTTTCCTTGACAAATTTTTTGTACCTCTTGAAAAGCATCATACGCTGACAATTTGGTATAAACTAGGCAAACATTATAATCCATATTATCGGAAGGAATGACCAGCACCTGGTCGAAATTTGATGAAGATAATAACAACGATTCCAAATATCCAGGATTTACATACTTTCCATTGGATAATTTATATTCGTGCTTGACTCTTCCTTTAATAAATAAGTAACCTTCATTATCCATATAGCCTTTATCACCTGTTGGAAACCATCCTTCAATATTGGGTAAGCATGTTTTTATTGTGTTGGTTTCGTCAATTTTATCTAAATATCCCAGCATTAATGATGGAGATCGGACAAGAATTTGCTCATCGCGATCTATTTTAATTTTCACATCGCTCAAGGGTTTTCCGACCGATCCGATCTTTTGTGCGTATGGAGAATTTAAAGCAATCATTGGGCTCGTTTCCGTCATTCCAAATCCTTGATAAATTGGAATTTGAAATCTTTCATCAAAATGCTCAATGATCGCTGATGAACAATTAGAACCACCCACACTCATCATTCGTAATTGATCTCCAAACAAGTAATATTTCAAGAACCGACCCGTATGTTTTGTATTCCAAGGAGATTTTTGAATTCGTTCCAGCATTTTTGGTACTGTAAATAAAAGTGTAGGTCGACTCCATTTTAATTCTTCAATTGGGTTTTGAAAATTTTTTGGCACAACGATATGTGCTCCACTTTTAATCATATATAATAGCTCGCAAACAAGTCCATAACAATGATGCCAAGGCAATATACTAAATGAACGATCTTTTGTGGTGATATTATCCTTGTACAAGGTTTGAATCATTTGTAAATTCGAGACTATATTTTTATGAGTAAGAATGACACCTTTCGGATCTGCAGTCGATCCTGAAGTGAATAAAATTAAGCATGGATCATTTTCATCGTGATGCTCTGTTTGTAAAATTATTTTTTTATCATTGGATGTTTCATGTTTAGTAATACTTCCAAAAGAATCCATCGTAATGGTTGGTTTAATTTTTGGAACAATTGATGGATGGGGATCTGAGGATACCGATGCGACGACAGCATTATAATCCCAAGCTGCAATTATCATTGCAACATGATCAATTGTTTTAATATTGGTTTGAACTACGATTCTATCTTTTGGTTGTATACCGAAATTTTTTAATGTTTGAGAATGATGTTGTATTCGATTCCATAAATGGGAATAATTAAAATGATTGATACACGGTCTAGAATGGTGTTTAATGATGGATTTTAATAACAATGATGATAATTTAGTTCTCATTATGTTTTATTAAAATCCGAATTTTTAAATGTTTATAAAATAAAATGATATTCGTAATAATTCTAATTATTTTGTTAATATTGGTCATTTTGATTTACAATTGTGGTAAAAAAGTTTATAATAAACCAAAAATTAGTGGGATCCAACATGTTGTTTGGATAAACTTGAATCGTTCAACAGAGCGCAAACTTGCAATGCAAGATAAGCTTCAAAAGATTCTAGTAGAGAATACACGAATTGAAGCAATTGATGGCAAAAATGCTGCATTGATGAAAAAATACAAGCAAAACATTCATTCAAAATTGTCAGACTATGAATTGGCTTGTTTACTATCCCATATTAAAGCTATCAGCTTCTTGCGCGGCAAAAAGGGAGATTATTTTTTGGTTTTGGAAGACGATGTTTCCTTTGCAAATTTTCAATACTTTAATTTTGGTTTAGACAAAATTATAAAAAATTCGCCACCATTTGATATTCTAATGGTATTCAAAACATTTGGCAGTTCGATTGAAAAACTCTACAGTCCATGGAAAAAAATTTCTTCCATAGATCCGCGTTACCCAGTTACCGGAGCAGTTGCTTATGTGATTAGTAGAAAAGGTATCGAAACCATTATGGATAATATAAAATATGATGTAGATATAGATAATTTTATTTATTTGAATCGAAGTTTACAAGAAGCTGACATATTTTTATATACAATTTCCAACACCATCATCTACAAGTATAATTTCTTTTCTGTCGAGACAAAAGATAGCACCATTCATTCGGATCATCTATCAACGCAACAAAAATGTTTGGATTTTCAATTGCAAGAAATAAAAAAGAATTTGCCGATAAAAAATTGATGTAAGATACCGAAATTATTAATTAACTACATTCAAATGACATCATTTCATTATCAAAATTTTACAGATTCAATTCATTCGATTGGTATCGATGGAATATACATTAAAGCAGGCAGCCGTGAGTTGATAAAAAATGGAAAAATAAGTTTGGCCAATGGAAGTCGATATGGGCTTTGTGGTCGAAATGGATCTGGAAAAACAACTTTACTCAAAAATATTCAACCTTTGATCAAAAATTCAATCCTTATCGACCAATATATTCGTGCAGATCAGTGGCGAGAGATAAGCATCGTTGATGCTATTTTAGAATCCAACGAAGAACGATTACAATCTCTCAAAAAATATAACGAGCTAAACGAAGATATGGATATAGAAGAATACCAGGAAATTATGGAGTCGTTGGGATCCTTGGATGTCGATAAAGATGTATCGCAAGTGCAAGCCATTTTAAAAGGTTTGGGATTCCGCGATAATCAAATGGATGAAACTTATTATAATTTGTCGGGTGGTTGGAAGACCCGTGTAAGTTTAGCTCGTGCTATTTATATGAAACCCAAAGTATTATTTTTGGATGAGCCAACCAATCACCTAGATATGGAGGCAATTTTGTGGCTGGAAAATTATTTACAAGATTATAAGGGTATATTGATTTTTGTATCTCACAATATACGATTTTTGAACGAAGTCAGTACCAATATTTTACATATTGATGAAAATAATATTCGACAATACAACGGTAATTATACCAAATTTAAAAAACAGCTTGTACTCTACAAGAAGAAACAATTGGAAGATTGGGAAAAGTTTGATAAAGAGATTCGCGCTCTGCGTGCCAAAGGTCGTGGAAAAGATGCAGACAAACTTGTCAAGTCAAAAGGGGAACTGATTATCAAACCAGAAAAGCCGTATAATGTTCGAATGAAATTTGAAAGTGGTTCCTTTGCAAAAAGTCCCTATGTTACAATGGATGAAGTGTCGTTTGGGTACATTGAAGGAAATGTGTTGCTAAAAAATATTTCCCTTTGCCTGGAAGAAAATACCAAAATTAGTATTGTAGGACTAAATGGATGCGGCAAGTCCACGCTGTTGAAAATTATCACAGGAGAGTTGACTCCTACAACAGGTACCATTTTGGCAAATCCAAATACAAAAATTAGTAAATTCCATCAACATAGTATTGAAGAGTTGCCTGAAGAGTTGACACCAGTAGAGTATTTACAAGAGAAATTCGGCCTCGATCAACAGGATGTGCGTCGAGTATTGGGTTGTATTTCTTTGGAAGCACAATACCATAAAAAACAAATCAAAATCCTGTCTGGAGGGCAGCGAATGCGAATTGTCTTTGCTTCTGTCATTTTAGATAAACCAAATTGCATATTGCTGGATGAG